GTAGGTACAGACCTTCGGCCATCTCAAACTCAAATAAAGAGAATACGCTAGGGCCTCGTTCCTGTGTCAGGCTTCCCTCAAAACTCATGCCGTGAAATCCTCCGATATGGACATGGGCTGCCCTTGTACTGTTATGGGCACAAAGACTGGTTTTGTCGAGGGGCCGTCAATGGTGACGTATTGCCCCCCGAGGGTTAGGCGTCTGCCCGCGACCATTATAGATTCAAAAGCAGCAAAGACGGATACCGTTTGAATTTGAGTCTCTGAGACTTCATTTGTAAGAAATTCAAAAGATAACTTGTCCGTAGAAAATCTCTGCCTAAGAAGCCACGATGCACGACTTTGCCCCACCACCCCTTCAGGGATGCCAGATTCCAAATACACCCTAGTATTATCGCCTTCTTTTACGGCAGCCAAAATGCCTACCACGAAAACATGCCCCGCGCTTCGGATACACATACTGTCAAAAGATTCCTCAGATTCAAATAGGGCCAAAACGCCTTGCCCAGAAACCAAAATATCCTCTTGGCCGAGGACTACGGGCTGTTCGAAAACGAAATCGTCGGACCAAGTGGGTGCGTAGAAGCTGGCTTGCCGCCCCCTACACCAACTAAAAAACGAGAGTATTTCAATCGCGGCTTCGCGGTCCCGCAATGTCATCGAATACGAGGCCATCCTGACAGGGCCTTGGGATGGGTGCCTTACGGAAACGACGCCGTATCCACTATCCATTATGTCCGATCGACGGAGCCAAGACTCATTTACCGATTGGCCCCAGTTGGGACGCCACAAAACTAGCGGCCTACCTCTGTAGTACGTGAACGCTGGGAGGTCCAAAATCGAGTAGACAGCTTCCTTATCAAAATCCGCAAGGTACTCAACGGGGCCAGTAGAAATGGCCGATGTTTGGAGGGAAAAAGAACTTTTTTCGGGGCTCCTGCCGAGTAGGCACGGGGCTATCGTTGCTGCGGCGGCCTGCGGTATCGTCGTCGCCGAGTCTACCGTAAGTCTGGTAGAATCATTCTGCAAGACCTGACCGAATACCGCAAAATCACCTACCTGTACGCACACGTACCGACCCACCGAGAAGTAGGAATGGTCTACGTCCCCAGTGCAAACGTTCCCCCCTACTGAGGCGACTCGAGTCTTCCTGAATATGTCGGGATACCTTACGGTCTCCCCCTGTCGTGCGCCCATGACTTGCCGCAAGTCAGGGTTCTTTTTCGCCGCCATCATGGAGAACTTAGTCTCCCTCCGAGGAAACTCCCTCAACGAACTCCGCGTCTCTATGCCTGTACGGGACTCAAATATGTCAGTCTTAAATTCCCAAGATTCCTCTACCCCTTGGGCCCAGTTGGGCTGCACCAATATATTCTTGATATCATACATCTAAAGCGGCCCTAACTGCGGACCCATTGGTCCTGATAAAGTTCAAGATGGCTTGCTCGCCTGTTCGGGTATTTAGGCCTTCCGCCACGACTTCCTCGGAACTTATTGCGTTAATTATTTTGACTATTGGGGCGACGGAACCCCCCGAAGACTTGCCTTTGCCCCCGTTTAGGACGTGCCGAGGATCGTCCCGAGTCAATACCTCTTCGTTCTCTTTAGCTATGATAGGTACTTCGCCCGGTCGTAGCCCCGGCATACCGCCGACGTGGAAGCGAGCCGCACCCGCAAACACCGCAGGGTTAACGCGTCGGCCCGAGTTGCCTGAGCCTGCGCGTTTGGAGCCTATGCGACCTCCTGAGTGCGCGACCCCGATACCCAGAAAGCCTCCGATGCCTGTGCCCTTTAACGCACTGAATACCGCTTGCTTGATAATCATCTGAGCAATCTGCATTAAGAAGTCTGCCGCGAACTTTAGGAAAGCATCGCGTGCCGACTCTATGGCAGACTTACCGTCCGCGATCCCCTTAGCAAAAGCACTAAACGCGCTGGAAAGTCCGTTATTGAGTAGGTCGCCCACCTTGTCCCAAGAGAAGTACGCTTGTTCAGCATCCTCCCCGAATCCAGATGCCTCGAAGCGCAAAGCCTCAAGACGGGCAACCGCAGCGGTCCCCTGCTCGCCCCCTAGCGCGGACCACATACTCTGGGCGTTATTGATCGCGGCCTCAAGCTGACCGTTGATCTCTTCGATCTTCGCCCGCATCTCTTCGGCTTTGTCAGTATCCCCCGAGTCTACGGCGTCATCCAGCAAAGTCTTCAGGGAGTCGCGGTACTCAAGGAGTCTGTTCACCCGTTCTTCGGCCTCGGCACGGGTCTCCGCCGACCGTGCAAGGGCCTCGTCTGCCGCCTGCTCGCGGTACTTGGCTTCGACGTTCGCGTTGATGGCGTCGCGTTGCTGTTGTGTCAGCACCGTCCCCGCCTCTTGAGCCGCTATCTCTGCTTGCCGGATCGCCAAAGCCTGCTGTTGTTTAATGATCCCTTGGTCCGCAACCGACAACTCAAACTGCTGCTGCGCGATGTTGGCTTCAGTCTGTGTGTGGAAGTCCTGCGCGGCTTGCAAGCGATCAGCTTCGGCCTCCGCAGCTTCTTCCGCCAAGTTTGCCGCGTCTTGGGCTTGGCGTACAGCTTCAGACTCTTGCCGTGTCGCTGCGTTTTCATTCGCCGCAGAAGAATTGAACAGGGCTGCCTCTTGGTTCCGGCGATTTTGGTTTATTCCGCCGTTGTCCCCTCCGAGGGCTTGGATGGCCGCCGCAATTTGGGCATCACTGCCAGTGCGTAAGGCCCCCACAATTCGGTCTGGGATGGAGCCATAGTTGTACGCAATGGAAACCAGCGCGGCCTGTTGTTGCGGGGTCATGCCGTCAAAGTTTTCGGCCCCTGCTGCTGCCCTCGCATTTGGCATAAACTCCGTGGCAATCCTTCGGGCGAGATCGCGGTTAGCGTCCTCTACCGATACGCGCATCCCTTCGGTTATCTGCCTGATAGTCCCGTCAGAAAGTGTGATCGTATCTGAGCCGTAGCCCGCACGATAGACGTTAGCGCCTACCTGATTGCCGTTTGCGTCTGTCCGAGGGTCATTGTACGCAGTGGCCCCAAACCCCTCAAACTGGCGCAACAGGGCTGAAGCCGCCGTCGCTCCGTCAGAGAAATTGTCGAAGCCGCCCATGCTGGCCTGTGCCGCGCCCAGCATCGCCGCGTTGGCGGTAGCCAAGGCTTCCTGCTCCGCAGCGATTCGTAGGATCGCGTCAGGGAGGGCGCGTGCCGCATCCAACGCGGCTTGCAGGGCCGTCTCAATTTTCACGGTCTCCGCTTCCAGCTTGGCCATCTCTCCTGTGGCCTCGGGCAGAAGATCGCGCAGTTCTTCCATAGCAGTGTTGAAGGCTTCCAACCCGTCTTTGGTAGTGTCGGTAAACGCGTCTCCGGTCCCGCCCACGGCCCCTGCAAGATCGTCAAATGCTTCTTGGCTTTCTTCCGTAGTGCCCGCCAGCGCCGCGATGATCTTTTCGGCCTCGGCGACATCTGCTTGGAGGTTGTCGATCTGTCTGGTTGCCACGTCGAGGGAGTCCGCGTACCTTCGGTTGGCCGCCGACCCGTCGTTAAATTGTTCGTTGATCCGGTCGATCTCTGCGCGGAAGTCAGCCAGCGCCAGTTCTCCGGTGCCCACCTTGTCGACGGCCTCTTCTACTGCGGCATTGAACTCCGCCGAGGCTCCCCGACCGAGGTTCGATCCGAAGAAATTGGTCCAGAAGTTGCCACCGTCCATACGGTTTGCTGCGTCGAAGGACTCGCCCGCGTCCGCGAGGGCTGATTCCAGATCGCGTAGGTTGCGGCGGGCTTCGGTCAAGGTCAGGCCGTCGAGGCTTTCCTTCCAAGCATCCACCGAACCGCCCGCAGCGTCGTAGCCATCCTTGACACGATCCACAATGTCTTGGTGACGGGTCATCGCCTCGGTCGCGGAGTCAGCTTCGGTTGCCCAGAACGCGAGCGCAGTCGAGATAGCGACCACTGCCAAGCCGATGCCTGTTGACGCTAGGAGGCCTTTAATTGCTACCGACAGGCCTCGTGTGGCGATGGTTGCACGGGATATAGAGACCCCCATAGACGAAGCACGCCCTTGCACTGCCGTCATGGATGTGGCCGTAGCCACGAGGGCGACGCGGGCGTCCTTGAACGCCTTGACCATTGCCAGCGCGACGGGGATCAACTTAATCCCGACAAAGGCTCCGGCAGCGGCGGCAACCAGTTGGAAGTTCTGTGCTAAGAAACCCACCACGTCCAGTAGGCCCCCAAAGGCTACCGAGATTCGTGCCAGAAACGCTTCGGCGTCGGCGGATTGCAGGACCTCGGTTAGATCGCGCATGAGTTCTGTAAAGGAGTCAATAAACCCAGCCTCGCCGAATGTCTTCATCGCTTGGAACGAGGCGTTCTGCAAACGGCCCATCTCCGCCGAGGTCGACTGAAGGCTCTCGGCCAGTTGCGGGCCGAAACGTTTTTCGAGTTCGTTGCCGAAGGGGACCAGAGCCTCCGCAGTCACTTCCCCCTGCTCCATCATCTTGATGAGTTCGGCAGTCGTGACCCCTAAACCGTCAGCCATAAGTTGCAGAGCGCCGGGCAACCTGTCGCCAAGCTGCTGGCGCAATTCTTCCATCTGGACCGCGCCCTTGGACACGATCTGGGTTACTGCGGTGAACACGCCCTGCATCTCGGCCATTGACGAACGGTTGACCCTCGCAGCTTCGGCGATCTGGATAAACAGCCTACGGGCCCGCTCCCCTTCGAGTGATGTGTTCTTGGTCGCGATTGCGAATTTAGAATACTCCCCTGCCAGCGCACCAAATTCCACACCGAGACGTTCCGCGTTTCGGCGCAGGTAGTCCATCTCGTTGGCGACAACTACAGAATCTCCGTCGAAAGCAACATTCAATCTGGCTTGTGCGGCCTCGACCTGCTGGTAGGCCCTAACAACCCCTCCTAGCAGACTTATGACCCCGTACAGCCCTCCGTAGGCTGCAACCATCGACAACACTTCGCCCCGTAGCCTTTGTGACAGTGACAACGCCGTGCGCTTCTCGCCGTACAAGTTCCGGTAAGCCCGAGCGAGTTGCTGGGTTACAGTCAGTTCGCGCTGCTGTGCGCCCGTAACTGCCCTGCTACCTGTCGCTAGGCGTAGTGACGCGGTGCCTGTCCGCTCGTACCCTGCGTGCAGCCTACTGAGTGCCGCTACCGCGCCTTCAGTCCTGCCTCTAATTTCCTGTATCGCGCTGCCAGCCTGCCCCTGAAGCTGTACGAACCTAGCCTGCGCTGCGGTTAGCGTCGACATCTCGGTCCCTGCTTCGCGGAAGGCACGTCCCATGAACTCCAAGGTCACACGTTGCTCGGCCAGTTCGGCTTTGGAGCCTGCGGCTTGGGTCTTCAGGCGTGCAAAGTCTTGAGTCATCTCAGCCGTAGGGACTCCCGCTGCGGAGATCGCGTTGGCCACCTCTTTGACCTCCGCCGTCAACTCTACGAACTCTCGCTTCGCTTCCAGCACTGCACGTTTCTGGCGTCCGAGATCGTCTTCCAGTCCTGCGATAGACAAGCCGGAAAGTTCCTTAATCGCGGCTTCTGCCTGTTGGCTGGTCGCTGCAAACTGCTTGAGTTCAACCTGCGCTTTGTTGAGTTGGTCTTCTTGCCGCCCGAGGGCATTGTTGCTCTGGGTTAGGACCTTACTCAGATCATTGTTGGCCTTCTCGGCAGCCTTGGTCTGGGTAGCCAGCTTGCCGTAGTCGGCCCCGAGGCCCGCGACCACGCCTTCTTGGCTCTGGATAGACGCGGTGACTTGTGTGATCTTGCGTGCGGTTTCAGCCATCTTGGTAGACAAGATAACTTGCTCTGATCGGGCTCGGGTGAGCGACGTGGCCAGCTTGTCCCCTGCGTCAGCTTGGCGTGCGAGTTTTTCGGCGTTCGTCGCCAAAGACGTGGTGAGCCGCTTGGTGGGTTTTTCGAGCGCAGCCATCTCAGTCCTGAGAGAAGCAATACGCGCCTCGGTCTTGGTGGCGGCATCAGCCTTGGCGATCAGCTTCTTCTCCAAAGAACCTACAGCAAGCGCCTTCTCTGCGGCTGCTAGTTCCCGAGATTCCAGCTTCAGCCCTGCAAGGCTTTCGCGATAGTTCTTCAGAGACTTCTCGCCGGACGCGAGTGCCTTGGCTGCGGCTGAGACGTTCGTGCGTAGGAGGTTGACCCCCGCCGAGGATTCCTTGAAATCGGCGTCTAGCTTCCGAACCTCCTGTCGCGTTCCCGTCAGGGTTTTCTCAAGGCGTTCCGATGCTGCATTGGCTTTATCTAGGGATACGGCAAGGACCTCAGAGGCATTGTTGCCCTTGAGGTCCTTTTGGAGCTGCCCGAAAGCGGCCCCGAGAGCCTGCACCGAGGTCTCGGTTTTGCCCGACTTATCCGTAAGGTTTTTCTGGGCCTCGGTGAAGTCGTTAATCACATCAGTGATAGACTTAACAACTTTTGCAGCTTCATCTTTGGCACGGATTACCAGATCGACATCTTTACGCGCCATATTGCCCTCTTATTCGTTAGGATCGCCCATTGGCCTAATTGGCCTCGAAGTGACATTGAGACTTTTCAGGGTCTTTGTAAACTGTTTGCGGGCATCCTTGCCGAGCAGTGCGTTGATGGCCTGCTGCATAAGCAGGGTCTCGGTCGCCGTTGCTGAGTTTTGGCGCTCAATAATGAAGTTGGTCTCGTCGTAAACCATCCCGAGCGGATATGACATCGCGTCGGGATGGCCGTTGGCGAGAAGCAGACTTACGCTGCGGCGAAGTCCCCAGTACCAGTCGTAGAAGTCTGGCGTGTCACCGCTCCCATCGCCTGACGAACCTGACCCATCCATTCCACCATGAGCGCCACCAACTTTTCCAGCGAACCCTCCGATGCAAAGGACAGGCTAAATACTGCGGTCATCACTTCAGCTTGCTTGTCGAGCGGCAGCTTGCGCATGAGTTCGACCCCTGCGGCATTGTACTCGTCTGCGGCCATAGCGAGGACAGCGGCCAGCACGTCAGGAATTTCAGTGGAAACTTCCCAGATCAGGGTGCGTACATCTTTATCTTGCAGAGAATCTGATCCATTCGACTGCAACTTTGAGAAGGCGAGAACGAGTTGGGGTCCATATTTGTGAGCCGCCTGCATGAGGTCAGCCACAGCTATGCCGCGAACTTCGATACAGCCCTTGGAGCCGTCTTGGTTTGTGTGTTCGATGCTCTCCGTGGAGATCATTACATTGGTTATGGGCACGGGGGTATTCCTTTTGCTGGTCGTGTGTAGGTGCAGGGCCTACCCCCGCGAAGGGGTAGGCCTTATCTTTTAGGCGTAAGCTGGGACCCCATCGCGGTAGATGGCTTCCTTGCCCGACGCCTTCAGGACTTCAATAGACAGTGGGATTTGCTGCCACTCGTCACCTTTCAGAGCGTAGTCGCCGTTCGGGGACAGCTTCACGTAAGGAAGCATGAACGTCGCGTTGGCCCCTTTAGGGTTCTTCGTGACGAACATGATAGCGCCTTCGACCGGATCAGAGCCCGAGATCACGCGGCTGCGTGTGGATGAAGCCACCGCATACGTCACTTCCATAGTAGCCCCGTCGATGGCGAGGGAAGACCCTTCCACAAATTCAAGCATACCTGTGTCATAGTCGATGGTGTAGTCAGTGGCCACGACCAGCGGGGTCGTGCCGTCAGTGACCGCAAATCCAGTCTCGTCGATGCCAAAGTAGCCCGCAGGGTTGGTCGAAGTTACGCCCAACTTGTACGCGTGTCCCTCTTTGACATCTGCCAGAGTCTCCGTGGCAGATGCCACAACAGACTGCGTGAGCGCGGTCGCCGAACCGAAGAAAAACAGGGCGACGTTTTCAGGGTCGATGTTGTCCGTGGTCAGCGAGCCCGTGCGGTTCACTTCGAGAGGCACAGAGTCATCTTTCTCTTTGATGCCCTCGTCCGAGTTGTAGTGATCCAGCGTATCCTGTTCGATGGAAAGACCGAACTCCGGCGTGTTGCCGAGGTATCGGAAACCTTCGAATGTCGTCCCGTCTGATTTGAAACGTGAGAAGTAAACCTTCCCGCGTCCGAGTGTGTAGTTGTCTTGAGCCATTGGATTACCTCATTGGTT